TGAAAAAGCACAAGAAATATTTAATAACATTGTTAAAAACAACACTGTTAAGTCCACCAAATCATTTGGTGAAGGAATTCGCGAAAAATTAGATGATGCCCTCGAAGTTCGTAAGGTAGGTCTTACATCAACAATTTTTAACAAAACGAAAGAAAAATAATATGACTATTCAACCTTTAAGTATTGCTGCCGCGGCATCGTTGACAGCAAACGCGTCTACCATAAGCGGGGCGTCTTTAGTATTGGTGCAAAATACCGGGTCTTCTGTTCAATATGTAAATGTTGAAGAAAAAGCAACTGGTACACGCAAAGCAAGCATTATGATTCCTGGCGCTAGTAACCTAATAGTTAAAAAGGGTGCGGCCGACGAAATCTTTGCATCTAACGTTGCCGCTGGAACTGGTGCAGCAACAGGCGTATTATTTACAAAAGTAGGATACGCAAACTAATGAAATTAATTACAGAACATTTAGAAAAAATTGAATACATCACTGAAGCCAAGAAAGATGGCGGCAAAGATGTTTATATCGAAGGTGTATTCATGCAAGCGGAGAAACAAAACCGCAATAATAGAATTTATCCGAAAGAAGTATTGGCGGAAGCCACTAAAAAATACGTTTCGGAACAGGTTAAAACTGGAAGAGCCGTTGGTGAACTAAATCACCCAGAAGGCCCACAGATTAACCTTGATAAAGTTTCACACAGAATCACCGAACTAAAATGGAACGGTGATGATGTTGTTGGAAAAGCGCTGATACTAGATACACCTATGGGTAAAATCGTGAAAGGACTCGTCGAAGGCGGGTGCAAGTTAGGCGTTTCGAGTCGTGGTATGGGTACTGTTGAAAGTAAAGAAGGCAAGACATATGTTAAGGACGATTTCGTTCTTGCTACTGTTGATATTGTCCAAGATCCAAGCGCACCGTCTGCTTTCGTTGAAGGCATTATGGAAGGTGTTGAATGGATATGGGAGAATGGAATTCTTAAACCTCAACAAATTGAAGATTATGAGACTGAAATTAAAAAGGTTCCTATGGGTCGCATTAGCGAAGCTCAGGAAAGAATCTTTAGTGATTTCCTCTCCAAACTCTAATTCAAAATAAGGAAACTTAATTATATGTCAAACGAAATCGATCAAATAATCGAAGATGTAGAGGAGAAGGATCTTATTGAATCAGAGGTTGAAGTTTCTGAGGAGACTGAAGTCACTGAACAACAAGAACAACCTTTGTCTGATACAGTCTTGGACGTTCTTCTTGGCGAAGCTAAGAAGAAAAACGAAGCGGAAGAAGATGAATCTGAAGAAGATGAAGTCGAAGAAGCTAAAGAAGAAGAAGACGACGATGACGAATTAGAAGAAGCTAAAAAAGTATCTGAGGATGAAGAAGATTCAGAGGAAGAGGACGAGGAAGAAGTTTCCGAAGCCGCTGAAGAAGAATCCGAAGATGATAAAGAAGAAGAAGTTAAAGAAGACGCTGAAGGCGAAGAAGAATCCGATGAGGAAGAAGTCGAAGAAGACGAAGACTCTGAAGAGGAAGAAGAACCTGAAGAATTACCTGAAGTTCAAACTAAAGCTGGTTATCTAGCTGCTAGTTTTGATAAGCTTAAAGGTATGAAAAAGTCTGAATTAGTTAATGCTTATACATCGCTTAACCCTGTGTCTGAAGAAGACGAAGAAGGCGAAGTAGAAGAAAGTCCAAAGACAAAAGCTGATCTCATTAATGCAATGTATGGTCAACTTAAAGCTATGAAAAAGGACGATCTAATGGCATCATATAATTCAATCATGGCATCTTACGGTGATATGGACGAAGAAACTGAAGCAGATCATTTTGCATCAGATCTTAAAGTTCTTGCCGAAGCTGACCAAGAGTTAACTGAAGACTTCAAGTCAAAAGTTTCTATCTTATTCGAAGGCGCAGTCGCTAACAAAGTTACCGAGATTAAAGAATCACTAGAAGCACAGTATTCAGAAGATCTACAGGAAGAAGTCACTTACGTTCGTGAGTCACTTGTTACTAAGATTGATGATTACCTTTCTTATGTTGTTGAATCTTGGATTGAAGAAAATCAAGAGTTTGTTGATAACAAACTTCGCACAGATATTACAGAGAACTTCATGAAAGCACTACAAAGTACTTTCACTGAACATTATATCGAAGTTCCTGAATCTAAAGTTGATCTTGTAGATGAACTTTCAGAACAGGTTACTGAAATTAAAGAATCTCTTGCTAATACTGAAGCTGAAAAGGCAGAACTTGCAAGTCAAGTTGAAACTTTACAGCGTGAAAAAGTTATCGCAGAAGCATCCTCTGATTTAGCATCTACACAAGCAGGCAAACTTTCTTCACTAGTTGAAGAAACAGAATTTGTTGATGTAGAAACTTTCACAGCGAAAGTGGCCACTATCAAAGAAGGATTCTTTAAAGAGTCAACTGAAGAAGAAGTTCTTTCAGAATCTGTTGATTCCGCAAACGAAGTAAAAACAATAGTAGAAGGTGATGTAGATCCAATGTCGAAGCTTCCAGCTGACATGGCAAAGTATGTACAACAGCTTTCTAAATTCAAATAACCCAATTATAACTTAATAATTCTAACAACAAAAAAAGGAATATTTAAAATGTTAAACGCAGAAAATGAACTAAAAAAGTGGGCACCAGTACTTGAACATGCTGATGCTCCAGCTATCACAGATAGCTACAAGAAAGCAGTAACTGCTAAGCTTCTTGAAAATACCGAAAAGGCTATTCAAGAAGAAAAAGCACACAGCAGCTTTTCTTTGAACGAAGGTGCAACACAGTCAGGTGCAGTCGATACATTCGACCCAGTACTTATTTCTCTTGTTCGCCGTGCAATGCCAAACCTTATTGCTTATGACGTAGCAGGTGTCCAGCCAATGTCTGGTCCTACTGGTCTTATCTTCGCAATGAAGGCTCGTATCGGAGATGGATCAAACCCAATTGATAACGCTGACGCTGAAGCATTTGGTGTAGCTGCTCCTGACACCGGATTCTCTGGTTCTGATAACAACTCACCTGCAGTAGTAGAAGCTGGCGAAGCTCAGTCTCTATTCGACTCTCCTAATGGAGCACCTACAACAGGTACAGGTATCGACACCGCTTTCGCTGAAATCGCTAGTAACTCTGTTGCTGGTAACAAATTCGGTGAAATGGGTTTCACAATTGACAAGTCTACTGTTACAGCTAAGACTCGCCAGTTGAAAGCTGAGTACACAATGGAACTTGCACAAGATCTCAAAGCAGTACACGGCCTTGACGCT